GGGGTTTTATCAACCTCCCACATTATTCAGAGCCAAGCGCAGGGCTCTAAGTTAGGCTTACTGCCGGTCTTTTTGTTCTGGATTTGCCAAAAGGGCATGTTTGGTTTACATTCATGTTCTTTCTGGACTTGGTTCAAGTGGCCAAAGGGTGCATTTGGCAGCATTTGCATTCTTTGGAACAGTCCACCTGAATTTCTTAGACCTATTTCTGATCAAGTTACGCAGACGATCTAAAAATCTGCGTCACTGGTCCGCTGTTAGCACGGACCATCATAAATATATGCTTTCACCCCCCCCAGTAGGAGCTGGTTTATCAAATTCCCAAGAATAAACTTGTAAAAATTTGTTTAGGGTGTGCTTTTATAAGCATGACCATTGGTTTAAAGGTACCAATAAAGGGTTAACCTACCCTCGCCCCCATGTCATTATGAATGGAGGCGTAAAACTCCTAGGCCAGGAGAATAATAAATGGCCCCTGCTCTAACGCCATTGTGCTGGTGTTATGCGCACTCCCATCCCCGGAGTTTAAACACAGGAAGATCGCAACGGTCATCCGCGATGAGGATCTCTTTGAGATCTAAGAGGAGTTTTGGACTATTCCTTACGAGGGTAGTCCCCCTCTCTCTATATTAGAAAGTCGTGAATCATCTCATTCCCTCGGGACGACACAGTCTATTTAAACGAGTGAGTGATACTGAGTTCTGATTTCTTTTATAGGGGGTATTTACACGGTAAACCCCAGTAGCTACAGGGGGCAAAGGCGTTCCTACACCTCTGCTTCGTGCTATTTGAGAAAACAATTCTATCTCTCTCCTAGTCCTCCTCCGGAACTTATCCGTTGTAGCTTTTCAGAACGGCTCTACAACAAGTTTCTGAGACATTAGGTAGACACATGGAATTGCTCTGTTAGCGCAAGTACCAGTGTGGTTCGACCTCCCCCCTAACAGTGAAGTGGCCCGTCCCTACACACCATGGAGTTGAACTTTTCTTACCTAGGCTGCTGCGCCTATCAAGCAGTATCTTCCGTCCTTTCGGGGGCACCTTTTTCGCTCAACAAGGTGAATATTGAGCGATTTTGCCACGATTTGTGGTACCATGAGTATCCAGAAGACACATTTGTGCTTCGATCGAGTGAGCCACGGCTTATAGTTGTTGTCACTCTCTCCTTTGTGATGCTCGCCTTTTTTGGGGCTATACGCCCTAGTTGGTGTCGCCTCTCTGTTGAGTTGTACACAAGTGAAGCCCGGCTTTTATTGGGCTTGATACTTGTTCTTTATCTTCGACCTGAGCGGTGGTACTTGTTTATACTTTCTTATGTAGTTAACTGTGCGTTGAAATATTACGTACATAGACCCCGCGACCTCAGGGATGCACTCCTTGAGTATTTGTGGGTGTTTGTAGATTCTTTTAGTTACTACATCCTTATGGTGAAAATCTTTGGTGATCCAGGTGCTTGGTGTTTACTTGCACCTTGGCTTGTTCCACACCACTTTGTATATATATATATGGGAGCTCTAAATAGTATTTGTGGGTATTATCCCACTAGAGCTAGTCATACACCAAGATTTACCTATCAAGGAGGTTATGATGGTTGTTGTGATCGGATGAGGAGCTATGTGCATAGATTAATTCCTTATAGGAATTGGTTCTTCACTACTCTTATGGTTTGCACTTTTGTGTGCCTACCTGTGACTTATAAAATTATTATTATCCTATCGCTCCTGCTATCTTTGATGTCAGTTGTGTCCTACCAGCTTTTCAAGTTTGGTGTGATTAACCACCTCTGGCAACCCGATACCAATATGCAGCGTATGCGTTTTCAAGCCGAGGGCTTGGCTCTTTTCGCTTTTTCTATTGCGAGGGCTAAGACCTTTGGTGATGCTGCGATCGCAGGAATAAATTTCCTGCGCAGTTTCACAGGTTCTGTTGCTGTTAGTGAGAAGGTGTATGCTCTAGTTGTGCAAAGTAGAGTCAAGCGCTCTTTGAAGCTCCAAGGTGGAGCATTTGAGAGCGTTAGCGATGCTTACCACGAGATGAAGAACATGCCTATTACTACTGAGCTACGAACATTGGCTGCACAGATGTTGGCACTTGGATATTTTAGTGCTGTGGGCATTAGTGTGCCTGATGCTTTGCAACAAGAACTCCGTACTGACTTCTCCAAGGTCTCTCTTAGTCCTAGCGAATTGGTTAGTTCTTTATTGAAACTAGCCGCACGACTTGAGAAGGCTGTCAGAGTGTATGCTCAGACGGGTAAGTTAGATGGCTTTTTACACACTTCAGATTCCTATGCCAAGTTCTATCGGCAATACAAGGAAGTCTCTGACAGAGTTCGTGACTATGATTTGGGATCTGATGATGACGTGGGAGCCATCTCTCAAGTGGTTGATGGCGTTTACACCGACGCACTTGAAATTAAGACACGCAACTTGCGTTCCTCTGTCCCTGGTGCACGGTACATGCTATCAACTTGCGATGAGGCAATCGAGTTTTGTCGTAAATTTCAGTTAGACGTTGCTATGTCGGTCTCTCGTACCCCCCCCTTTGGTATTTTGATTTACTCACCACCGAGGAGGGGAAAGTCCACATTGATCGATTTGATGCACCAGTCATTTGGGAGACGTTTTGGTAAACCAACCCATTCCGCTACGAAATATAATCGTGGTGGCCAGAAATATTGGGATGGCTTCAAGACGTCTCATTGGTGTATTGTTATGGATGATCTTGCTTCTGAAAATCCTAAAAAACAACAAGGGATTCCGGAGCAAATGAAAGATATCCTACAGATTGTCAATGCTGTTCCTTTTTCACCTGAGCAAGCTGATGTAAAGGATAAGGGAACTAGGTTATGTATGGCAGATCTGGTTATTGGAACAACAAACACCAAGGATCTCAATTCATATGCCTACTTCTCTACGCCCGAGGCTATCCATCGTCGCTTCCCATATGTTGTGACACCCACTGTTAAACCTGAATTTGCAGGTGGTGATGGTGGTTTGGATGCCTCAAAAACTGATGGATCCATGGACTATTGGACTTTTGATGTAAGGTATTATACCGATTCACAAGCCCAGACTTTTGGGTCTGTGGGTTCTATGTTGGCGTTTTTATGGGACAAAGCAAGCATTGAGAGGAACAGTGGTTCAACCATTCGAATCCAGAAGAAAAGCTGGGCCGAGAGTCTCTGTTCGCATGGCCTTCCTCTTCAGGATTGTGAGGAGTGTGGTGATATCACCCTTCAAGCCGCAACAACACCTTCAACGCTTTGGGACCGTTATACCAGATATGTTTCTGCCAATGTGAGGCAGACATTCAACCTTATTCCTAAGCGTGATGAAATGGAGGCATTGTTTTGGTCACTAGGTCGGCGGATTGAAAATGAAACCTTCCTTGGACCAACGTGGCAGTCCTTGACCATTGTGGCTGCTCTTGCAACCACAGCTGCGGTCACCTACAACCTGGTGGGTAGATTTAAACACCAGGGTGAGATAGGGTCAAAACCGGAGCCCAAAGGAGAGGCGGAGTCGTACTGGAAACAAAGCGTTGATGTATTGACTCCTCTTGCTCCAGATGCAGCTAGATGCGCAACCTATGAAGCTCTTAAAGAGCGGATTAAGGCGAACACCTATCGCATTACTGTATCATATGAGGGCGCCCAGAATCAGACCGGAGTTATGGTTGGTATTGGTGGCAATCGTTACTGTATTAACAAACATATTGTCTCTCGGGGCAAGATGCTTCATGTGAAACAGGTAAAAACGAGCGCTGGAAGTCAACCCATTTCTCTTGATGGGATTTCTGTGGTTTCTTTACCCAAATATGACTTGGCGATTATTTGCCTTGATCATTTACCTCTTCGCAAATCGTTGTGGAATTATATTCCTGAAGACTTGCTTAGTACGGTGAAGGGTGAAGTCCTCTATCCGGAACTCGATCATTTCGAGGATTACGTTTTCAAATCTGCGGGAATTAAATTTGAGAAACGTTTGGGATTAGAAGGTTACCAAGGGAGGATGAATATCGAGACCTTTGGTGGACTGTGTGGTTCTCCACTAGTCTCTAAACATGGATCATATAATTTGTTCTGTGGTATTCATACCGCTGGTGCAGGTCCTCACGCTATCTCCACCCCAGTTACTCTAGCAATTTTGCGAGAGATGGGAGTTGAGAAAGAGGCATTTAGACCGACCACTCTAGGTATTGACTTTCAAGGAGGTCCTGAAAAACCCCAATTGATGGACCTTCATTGGAAGTCAAACGTTCGCTTTCACCAGTCTAACATCTGTGAAGTGTATGGTTCCTTATCTGGCTTCAGAAGTAATGGGAAGTCTAGAGTGGGACCATCATTGGGTGCTGAGGCCATTTATCAGGAAAGAGGAATAATTTCTGATTTCCATCCCCCTATTATGAAGGGGTGGCGACCTTGGCATTTAGCTCTCGAACCAATGATCAGCGCCAAACCAGTCTTCTCTCAAGCTGACCTTAATTGGGCAGTTGAAGATTATGTATCTGGTTTTGAAGGTGCCGATTTCTCCGATCTTATGATTTATGATCTAGAGACCGCGATCAATGGAGTTCCTGGGCTAAAATTTGTTGATGGTATAAATCGAAAATCGAGTATGGGCTTTCCCTGGCGAACCACCAAGAGAAAATATTTGGTGGAACAAGAGACAAATACTCTTCCCGATGGTGTGACTTTTACTCCTGATGTTTTGGAGAGAATTCAGAAGATCGAGGCAAAGTATATTGCCGGTGAGACTGTGTCTCCCGTCTTTGTGGCGAGTCTCAAGGATGAACCTGTATCGCGGAAGAAACACGTTCAAGGGAAAACCCGCGTTTTTTGTGCTGCTCCAACTGACTGGACCATCGTAGTCCGCAAATTTACTTTGTGCTTCTGCAGGTTCTTTCAAATGAATTGGCGTCGAGCCGAGCTTGCTATTGGAGTGACAGCACAAGGTCCACAGTGGGAGGATCTTTACAATTATCTCACTGAATTTGGTTTGGATCGCATTATTGCCGGAGATTATAGACACTTCGACAAGAGTATGCCCCCTGATGTAATGATAGCCGCCTTCCGTTGCTTACAACTGATAGCAGCTATGGGGAGTTGCTCGTCGATTCATATCCAAGTTATTGGCTGTATTGGCCAAGATACGTCCTTTCCACTAGTTGACTTTAATGGTGATCTTGTAAGATTGTTTGGAACGAATCCTTCTGGACATGCTTTGACCACTGTAATCAATAGTATTGTTAATTCTTTGTATATGAGGATGGCGTACCGTAATATCACTGGTCGGACGTTTTTTAGGGCTGATGTGAAGTTGTTAACATATGGTGACGATAACATTTTGAATGTGGTCGCTACGTTGCTACACTTCAATCACTCAACTATTCAAGCTTACTTTCAGTCTGTGGGTATCACATACACTATGGCTGATAAGGAGGCTGAGAGTGTACCTTACATCAGCATCTACGACGCAGAATTTCTCAAGAGGAAATGGCTCCCCTCTCCCATTGGGATGCTTGCTCCCCTTCGGGAGGAATCTATTTGGAAAATGCTCTGTGTCGTTGTCGAGTCTCGCGACATATCCCGGGACGAACAGTACTATGCAATAGTGCAGAGTGCTAACATGGAATGGTTTTTCCATGGGGAAGATCGCTTTGAGAAAGAACATAAGTACTTGCTCCATTTAGTGGAGGAGTGCGATCTCATGTATCTTTACCAAGAACAACCACTTAAAACCTGGAAGCAACTTTGTAAAATGTTTTTTCCAGCGGCGTCTGTCCTCTCGTCGGAACCAAACGAGGACAGTGTTGGGCAGTTACACCATGAAATGGAATTAGATTCTATCATTGATTGGCAGGGCCCACCACTTATCGCACCAGCCTCGACTGGTACCCCTATTCAGGGGAGCACTACAAGCGATGTGCAAACTGAATCTTCGCAACCTGGGACCATAGGTTTACCCTCAGGCCAAGAGAAAACAACCTGCTAAAAACTTTGAAAATGAATGTATTGGCGAAGAATCGGGTATCGCCAAGTTAGCAGAATATCAACCCGAACCACCCCGTCCTGATGTCGCGGCGTTGGCAGACCCTGCCGTTAGTAGCCAACAATTGGCTTTTGACGACAGTAATGCCGGTTATGAGGTCTCTATTGGAGCAGACCTCGACCCCACCTACCGATCAGGGATGGTAAAAGGATTGGAATTAGGCGATTTTTTGTCTCGCCCAACCCTAATCCGAACTATTGATTGGCTGCCTGGTATATCGGAAGCTCCAGAGACGTTCAATCCCTGGAATTCCTTTTTCACGCATCCAGCCATTCGTGAGAAGGTTCAATCATATGGACTACTCCAGGCACGTTTGTGTGTGAAGTTTGTTGTTTCATCCACACCATTTCAATATGGTTCCATGCTTGTGTCTTATAATCCATTACCAGCCTTCTCACTTGATTCACCTATTGTTATTCAGGTGGATCCTCCATCGGCAGTGCAACATTCTCAACGACCACATTTGTGGTTAGAACCTTCTAGCTCTATGGGTGGAACTATGTGCTTACCCTTCATGTACCACGAGAATTGGTTGCCTAATAAGACAGCCAAATTGAGTAGCATGGGGAGTTTGACACTTGAGCCTATTGCCCCACTGAGGAGTGTGGGTACAGTGAGTCGCGTCGAGATCCAAGTTTATGCTTGGGCCGAAGACGTACACCTCACCGCACCTACTTTTCAACTCCAGGGTGGTAAGAAGAAAAAGAAGCCAGCGGTTATGGATAGAGTGAAAGCTTTCTCCAGTGCCGAGGACGAGTACGGTACAGGGCCAATTTCTGGTGTTGCTGCAGCAGTGGCAAAGGCTGCTGGTCAGTTGACTTCAGTACCAATAATTGGTCCTTATGCGCTAGCTACTCAAATGGTTTCTGGAGCTACTTCTCGTATTGCTCGCTTCTTTGGGTTTTCACAACTTCCAATGATTGAAAATGTGTCACCTATACGATCCGAGACAAATCCGGGATTTGCCTCCAGTGAGTGCGTCGGAGGAGCTTCCGTACTCACTTATGATCCCAAGAGTGAGCTCACTGTTGATTCGCGGACTGTGGGTTTAGATGGTTCAGATGAAATGGCTATGTCCTATCTGCTCCAGAGGGAATCCTATGTGTTTTCTTTTGAGTGGGATTCAAGCCAGAGTCCTGGTACCACCTTGAAAACCCTATCCGTAACACCACAGTACTTTCGGGATGCTAGTGGTTATGTGCAAATGACACCTGCCTGTCATGCTTCTAGTGCGTTTCAAAATTGGCGTGGGGATCTTATTTTTAGGTTTCGCGTCATTTGCACCAAGTATCATGGTGGGCGTCTGCACTTTTCCTGGGACCCACGTTCCTCAAATTTTACTCCATCCTCTGGATTGGACACCACGAAAATTATTACTCGTGTTGTAGACATCCAGGATGACCAAGATATTGAGATGAGGGTGCCATGGATGGCGGCTCGGCAGTGGCTAGATTGCCATGAACTTGAGGTAGCACCTCTTCCTTACGGTGATATTAACATCGGGAATTCAAATCTTACTTATGTCAACGGTATGTTGTATGTTAAGGTACATAATTCCCTCACCGCTCCAGAAGACACTGCCCCAGTTCGCATCTTGGTCTCTGTTAGAGGAGCAGAGAATTTGGAGCTTGCTAATCCGCGCTTTCCACAGAACGACCTCAGATTTTCTTTACAATCTGGGGTTGAACACGTGGAGGCTAGCGATTTGGCAGCACCAATTCCTGATCATGCAGTACCCATGAAAGAGAGTGTGGACGACGATAATGCCGTTCACGTCTTCTTCGCGGACCCTGTTACCTCTATAAGACAGTTGCTTAGCCGCAAGAGCTATGTTACCAGTGTTAATGGGCAAGTTTCTGGTTATTCTTTAGTGAATGTTTTAAATCAGAATGAACCTGCTGCACCTGGGCCTAGCTCAAACGGAACATATGTTGTGGATGGCACAAATTATAATATTGCGTCATTTACAGCGTTTTCCTGGTTTGCTCCTTTGTATAAGGGGTTCCGGGGTTCCACAACATGGGACGTTATATTGTCCCAACAGGCAAATGATGGATGGATGTCAGCCCAGCGGGAACCTGGCAATCCTACTTCAACCATTTTAGATATTGCTTCCTACTCCCTTACAGGGGGTGATACAAGCCGTCTAGAATTGGCAAGGTTTCGCCAGCTTACTGCGAATGGGGCGGCTTTAGTAGCCCGTCCTACTCAGAGCTCACTAATCTATCAAGTGCCTTTTCAGTCTCCCTATCGGTTTCATCCGACGTCCGAGACTTACCGCCGAAATGTCTTTGCAGAATATGATTCGCATAGTATATCGTACACCACGGATCTTAATGTGTTGGCAGATCTTTATGCTTCACATGGACCCGATATGTCTTTTTTCTATTTCAGCGGCGTTCCAGCTATGGTTCGAGACAGTCAGATTCCTGACCCAACTCCACCTTAGTTACCACACGGTTGGCGTGCTGGGCCGGATACGTAATCCGGTGCTCACCTAGATTTGATCTAGCGTGAGCTAGGTCAACATCTTTTATAAGGTGGGCCGTCTCAAAACGAACATCTCAGAGAGTTGTTACCTATTAATTTAGGTTCCTCTCTGCATGGTGGAGTTGCGAGGCGTGTCAACTCTAC